TCGTATCTGTCATTAGCCAACATAATTATCCAGTGTAAATTAGCGTTTCCATAAAATTTCTTAGAAACTATTTCTGGAGTTTCCCCCTCTTTCATATCATAAAAATCAAACACAGTTATATTAGATAGTAATTGTTTTCTTAGTCTAACATTTCTTGTTATATCTGTTAGAGTTTTAAGTTCAATCCTATCACCAACTTTAAAGTCGTAGTAAATACGTTTAAACGCATTAAAATACATTATAGACCTCCCTCTCCTGGATTTTCCTTGATTTTCTCTTTAGTAACAAGAGCAAGTTCAATAAAGGTCATGTCTATATTAATTTGCATTGGGGTTCCATCTGGGAATGCGTTAAATTGACCTTGAGGTGTGTAGTTTACATTCATATCCTTCAACACGCAAGAAGTGTGCTTGTGTAGATTCAAATTTTCTTGATTTCCTGTATAATATACTATATCAAACTCAGAAGGGTAGATGTATAAAAACCCATCAGGACTTTTAAATTCTGGATGCATGTGATACTTAAACGCATGAATTATGTTCTGAACATTCTTTGCTTCTTTCTCATCCTTTGGGAAAAACTGATAATTAATTTGAAATGTTCTAAAATCAACACCTTTAAACACTTGTTCTTTTTTTGGGTTTGCTGCTAATCCAGAACCAAAACCAATAATTCCTAACGTAGCTCCTCCATTAGTTAAAGCAAAGTTAGCAATTATATCTCTACCAGCATCACTAGCCTTTCCTAAGTCTCCCTGTAGAGCTTGCATAATAGCCTCGCCACCTTTCATAACCATTGATGGAAGAGCCATACTCATCTCTTCATATTGCACACCATATCTAATGTTTAGTTGGTTTGGCATATATAAACATATTGCAGTTTCCATTCTTTTTACTGGTCTAGTCAATTCTTGTTTTCCTGGTATAACTGCTGCTCCACCTCCAAGTAGAAGAGCACCCTTGGCGCCACCTGCGCCATCACCACCCGCAATCGATCCACCCGCAAATCCAAGAAAGGCTGCTGCGCCTGTCGCCTGATCCTTCGTAAATCCAGCGGCAAGAGTTTCGCCCCTGTCGCCTACTGTTGATTTATCTGGTGTAACGAATGTTGCTGTTTTACTCTTAGCAAGAGCTGAGTCTTCCATAACATTAATGAAAAACATAACAAAGTTTCCACCATACCTAGGATTGCTAGTCAGGTCTATTGGGTATGAATGCGATTTAATCTCATATCCATTCTTTTTGCCTGCTGGTTCACCAGCAGATGCTCCTGGCACCGCCCCTAAAGATCCTTTTGGTTGTGTTATCATTACTGCCCCTAAATAGAAGGTGTTTATTTATTATGATAATTATTTATGTTCCACAAAAGAAGATATGTTCCAATCCACCCAGAAAAGTATAAGGGAGACCCAACCAACATCATAATGAGATCTAGTTGGGAGACTAAATTTGCAATCTGGTGTGATCATAACCCAAATGTAATAAAGTGGTCTTCAGAAGAAACAATAGTTCCATACAGATGCCCGATGAGGAACACAATCCATCGCTATTTTGTTGATTTTAAGATCAACGTAAAGACGAAAACTGGAGAGAATAAAGTATATTTAGTTGAAATTAAACCATTCAAACAAACTGTTCCACCAGAGTATCCAGGAAAACAAACAAAAAGATACATTCAAGAATCTTCAACTTTTATGGTCAATCAAGCGAAATGGAAAGCAGCCAGTAGCTGGGCTAAAGACAGAGGTTGGGATTTTACGATTTTAACGGAAAAAGAGCTTGGGATAGAGAAATAAATAATAGACTATGGCTAAGAAAAACAAATTTAGAGACGTTTTTGAAAAATATCGTTACGACAGAAGTGCCGTAACGAAGTCAAGATCGTGGTTCAACCAGCAAATTAACTTGCTGAAAGTGGAAAATATTAGAAGAAATAGATTATTAAAACCACAAGAAGCATCGTTGGTTTCTAATAGGGTTTCTCCAGGGTTTATGTATATGTTTGTGTATGATCCGAAACATAAAAAGACTCTGCCATATTATGATGTATTTCCGTTAGTTTTCCCCTTTGAGAAAACAGCAAATGGATTTCTTGGATTAAATATGCATTACTTACCGTATCCGCTAAGGATTGCTCTAATGGACAGGTTATTAATCTACGCAACAGATAAAAATCTGGATGAGATGACCAAGATTAGATACTCATGGGCGACTATCGCTAGAACATCAAGATTCAATCTAGCAAAACCCTGCATTAAAGAATATCTAACTTCTAATGTTCAATCTCAATTTAGAAGAGTGCCAGCTCAAGACTGGTTTACTGCTTTAATGCTTCCTGTTGAGGGATTCGTTAAAGCACCAACAACAAAAGTTTGGTCAGATAGTAGGAAAGCAATTAGATGAACACCACACTAAACGATTTTATCTCCGCTGTTAAAGACGGAGGTATGGCTAATGCCAACAGATTCTATGTAGAAATTACAAAGAAAAGTTTGGATGGGTCAACATCAGAAGTTAACAGGAAGGTTGGTTTATTTTGCGATGCAGCGACTATACCTGGAATTCAAATTCTATCAACCCCAGCAAGAACTTTTGGAGAAATTAGAGAAGTCCCTTACGAAATAACATACGATCCTGTTAATCTTTCATTCTATGTAGACAATAAGTGGGAAGTAAAAACCTTTTTTGAGAGTTGGAGAACAGAGATATTCAACCCAATAACTAGAACAGGACAATACTACAATAAGTTTGTTAAAGATGTTAGAATCTATTGCTACAACAAAGAAAACAATAAAACATTTACCGTTAATCTTATAAACGCATATCCAAAAACAATAGGAGCAATTCCTCTAGATTCTGGAAACAAAGATGTACCAAAATTACCAATAACTTTACAGTACGAGTATTACGAGATGGAAGACACTGTTAGTGGAAGTCCAACATCTCAGAAAAAATATGGAAACACAGGAAACGTAGCTGGGATACCTGGAGGTTTTGGTGGAGACATTGACTTCGGAAATATATTCGGTGGTTACTTTCAATCTTCTGGTTCTGTTGGACTACCATCTCAATACTTGTCTTCATTTGGTGGATTTCAAAACACATTAAATTCATTCTCAAGTGGAAATTCTTTCTCAAATAGAAGATCATTTTTAGTATAAGGAATACCGTGAACGATACATTATCTAAAGTGTTTGATGTTGAACCTGTTGAAACAAAGAACGAGATTATAACTAAAGATGGAGAAATTCTTCCATCAGACACAGCTATTGAAGACGACTTCAATACATCTAGAAAAAACCTAAGAGAACTACTAGAGCAAGGACAAACTGCCCTCATGCATGCGCTCGATGTTGCAAGGCAATCAGAACATCCACGTGCGTTTGAAGTTGTAGGAAATCTTATGAAACAACTAGCAGATGTAAACCAGCAACTTATGGATATACATCAGCAAAAGAAAAAGTTGGAAGATCCTGGAAAAGAATCAAGAGAAACTAAAGCAAAAACAGTCAACAATAATCTTTTTGTTGGCACCACAGCTGATTTGAATAAATTATTAAAAGACATGACCAAAGGAGGTTAATTATGGCTTTGCCTATGCAGAAAACACCATGGTATACTTTAAAGATACCATCAATTGAGAAAGAAGTTAAGTTTAGACCTTTCTTAGTTAAAGAACAAAAAGCATTATTGTTAGCGCAACAAAGCGACGACCAGAAAACAATGGTCGACACATTAAAGAGTGTGCTCCAAAGTTGTATTAATGAGCAAATAGATATTGACAAATTAGCAGTATTCGATTTGGAGTATATGTTCTCTCAGATTCGTGCAAAATCTGTTGGAGAAATAGTTGAACTTGTCCTCAGCTGTGATACCTGTGAGGATGAGAAGGCAAAGGTTAAGGTGTCCATTAATTTGACTGAACTGAAGGTTGAGAAACCAGAGGGGCATAGTAAAAACATTCAATTGTTTGAAGATGTTGGTGTTGTTATGAAGTACCCAAGTCTTAGCGTTGTTGAGGTAATCGACAAACTAACCGATGGGGATATTGAAACTGTATTTAAAATTATGTGTGACTGTATCGACATAATCTATGCTGGTGAGGAAGTTCATCATGCGCATGAATATAGTAAAAAAGAACTAACAGAATTTATAGAAAATCTAACTGAAGATCAGTTTAAGAAGGTGCAAAACTTCTTTGAGACAATGCCAAAGTTAGAAAAGAAACTAGACTATAAGTGCCCAATGTGTGAAAAACACCAGTCCGTTCTAGTGTCAGGAATTGACAGTTTTTTTTAATGAACCTTT